ACCGAATCGTCCTATTGGTTTGTAAACCTCACCGGAGATCGTTATGCCTATTGGTGGCGGAATTCTACCGGCAACGGGATCAACTCAGTACACTGAGTTAACTTACGTCACTCGTAGGGCATTCATCCCGAAGCTGGTTGTACAGCTTTATAACTCGACCCCTCTTCTCGCAGCACTGATTGCTAACAGTCAGCAAGCCAGCGGCGGTGTGTCTTCCGTAACAGTGCCCGTTCAGGGCGCTCAGTTTGTAAATGCACAGTGGTCAGACTACAGCGGCTCGTTCGCTCAACCGTCTGTCCAGCAGGGTGCTTACAACGCTGAGTTCAACCTCAAGCTGATGATCACCCCAGTCCCGTTCCTCGGGATGGAAGGTGCGGTTCAGCAGGACGCAGCAATTATCCCGCTGATCGAAGCGCGGATGAACGATGCGACCAACGTGATGATGGACGCGATGGCAACATCGTTGTACAACAACACAACAAACACCCAGCAGTTTATCGGCCTTCCAGGCGCGATTGACGATGGTACGAACCTAGTGACCTACGGCAACATCAACCGTAACACCTACACTTGGTGGAAGTCGAAGGTCTACAACGCTGGTAACGTCAACCCAACCCGTCAGAACATCCTGCAATACATTTCTGGAACCGTGAAGAACGGTGCAGAAGTGCCTAGCTTTGGTGTTTGCGGATTCGGTACTTGGACTCTGTTGGCTCAAGACTTTGTTGGTCAAGAGCAATACACCATCACCCCAGGCTCTGCCTTTGATGGTGACAACAACGGCCCACAGGCTGCGTTCCGCGCACTGATGGTTGCTGGTGTGCCGATCTATCCAGATCCGTACTGCCCAGAAGGCGTTGTCTACTTTGTCAACACGAACTACCTGAACTTGTACATCCACGAGCAGGGTTCGTTTGTGTTTACTGGGTTTGAGTCCACTCTGCCTAACTGGCAGATTGGTTACGTCGGCGCAGTGCTGATGATTGCTGAGTTGGTTAGCACTAAACCGAAGTCTATGACTCGGGTTAGTTCTTACAACTCGCTGACCCTGTAAGGAGAGAAACATGGCTCTCGCCCTAAACAAGATCCTGATTGCCGGTGCTAATAGCAACACGGCTGGTGCTTACTTCACCACTCAAACTCTGATCGCTCCAGCAACCGTTGCCGGTAACGTAGTTCCTGCTGGCGTATATTTGATGGTCCCAACACTGAACAGCCAGATCTACGCTAACAACGGAACCGCGTTGGTTTTGCTGACCCCAGCAAACACTGGTGGCGTGCTGATCAGTGACGGTGTGAACGTAGTTGCCAATTCGACCACGACTGCAAACACCATCACCTTCTTGACGGTGAACGGTGGTTTGACTGCAAACTCCACGTTTACTAGCTAAGGAGTAAACATGGCGAACGCAGATGCAGTTGGAGCAAACCTTCCAGACTCTTTTGGTAGCTATGCAATAGCACGCGCCAGCGGAGTCTCTTTGGCAACGGCTGGAAATGCGGTAGTGGCTATCCCGTTTCTTAGCGGCGGACTCACAAATAGTGGGACGCTTGCTGGATCTGGAGAGGTAATTATTCGTCGGGTTACGGTACAAAACGCAAATGCTAACGCTTCTTTGGCTAACGTGAATATCACGACAACCAATGATGGCAACACTAGCAATGCGGTTGTGGCAACAGTCTCATTAGCAAATTTGACTGCTGTTAACAGGTTCCAAGACCTAACGATTGCTAGTCCCTACGCACTGACCACGGCAATCAACGGAGCGAATACCTCGGCATTGTATTTGAACGTCACCAACGCGGCATCGGCCATTGTTGACATTCGCATTTACGGTGACACGGTATCGTTCTAATGGAAGTCTATGTAACCAACTGTAGTGACACCGACCTGGCTGATCGTCATGCCGGTGTTGACTATAAGTTTAAAAAAGGTGTGCCTACGTCAGTTCCTATCGAGGCTGCTAGGCACATCTTTGGTTACCAGGATGATGACAAGCTCCCATACGCAGTCCGTCTGGGTTTTGCAACCCACTCGTCGGATGTTGAAATCGGACTTGAACGGTTGGCTATGTTTCGCATCGGCCAACATTCAGCGCAGGACCGCATTCCCTCGGCGGTAGGCGTAGTACCCCTACCCGTCAAAAAAGTAGGGGTAGGGGGAAAAGTCTCTTGAGGGTTATAATAGGCAACTATGGCAACCCTAAATTCGTACATCACAGACGTTCGCAGGCTTCTACACGATGCCAATGGGAACTTCTGGTCTAACGATGAGATTACGGATTACGTCAATGATGGACGTGAAAGGGTAGTCCGAGACACTGGTTGTCTGCGTACCCTGCAAATTTCTGCTACACCACTCGCACCAGACGGCACAGCCGCAATTATCTGGTCTGCTGGGCTTGTTGTCACCGCAGGACAGTACATATTTTCAAATATCTTTATCTACCAAGTCACAGTAGGTGGGACGCTGGGGACTACGCCTCCTCCGTACCCCGCTTCTGGATATAATTTTCCTCCGTCAACCGCTTTTACAAACGGCACAGCCAGTTTGCTGTACGTCCAGAATGCAGAAGTCATCCCGTTTTCGTCGTTACCTAATGGTTCGCAGACTCTGGATGTACTCAACCTGACGATCTACTGGGGAAATTCTAGGATTCCTCTGCGTTACCTTCCTTGGACGAACTTTAACGCCCAGTTACGTTACTGGCAGAACTACGTTGGACGGCCCGTATGCTTTTCAACGTATGGGCAATCTCAAATTTACATTTCACCTATCCCTGATCAGTCCTATAGCATAGAAGTGGATAGCGTAGTATTGCCTACCGCGTTGTCTCTGAACACTTCTGCCGCACCTGACACCATCTTAGACCCATACACCGTTCCTGTGGCGTTCTACGCGGCCTACAAAGCAAAGTACAAAGAACAAAGCTACGGGGAATCTGAGATTTTTCTCCAGCAATACAATCGTCAAGTTCAGAGTGTGTTGAATTCTGTGTTTACACGCAGAATTCCGGACCCTTATAGTAGCCCTTACTAACATGGCCTCTCAAGAACAGAAAAAATCATATGCTGTTCTCAAGAAGTTCCGTGGGCTAAACACCAAGGCCAACCGGACTGCGATCAGCGAAGACGAGTTCTCTTGGATAGAGAACGCGATGCCTATTGGCGACGCCAACATCAAGATTGTTCCAGCTCAAGAAGCCGTTAGAGACAGCACTGGCAATGTTGTTGTCTTTGCGAACACAACATCTTATCTAACATCCACAAATATCAATGTATCTGACTACATAGTCAGTTTTGAAATAGACGGTCAAGCGCAAGCGTTCAATCTGAACAGTAATGTGACCAGTAATGTGGCCGTTACAAGCACATTCGGAAACGCAAACGTCAGTGCTGCCCAGTGGAAAAACGAAAGACTGATCATTGCTGATCCAGATAAAGGATTGTCCAGTTGGAATGGCGCAAACGTAGTTTCTATAGGATCTGTTGGCCTGATAGCAGTGTCAAATCCAGGCTCTGGGTACACATCTGCACCTAACGTAGTGATCAGTGCACCAAATGATGCTAACGGGGTGCAAGCAGTAGCCACAGCAACGATCGTCACCGGATCTGGTGGCATAAGATCTATTTTTGTGACTTCTGGTGGATCTGGATACACGGCTGTACCTGATGTCACCATTGGCGCTCCCAATATCCCAGGCGGTACACAAGCAACAGCCGTGTGTAGCATTAGTGGTGGACTTGTCGTTGCTGTATCAATGATCGAAAACGGATCTGGATACACCACAATACCTAGTGTGACCTTTTCTAGCGGTGGTGCTACAGCAACAGCCGTTATTTCTACTGGTGGCGTCAACAGCATAAGTCTGACAAACGCTGGAAGTGGATATACCACCCCTCCTACCGTTACTTTTACCGGCGGTGGAGGGTCAGGTGCTAATGCTTTGGCCCAGATTGTCACGTTCAGGACCGGCACAGTCAGCATTTTGCTCAACAACGGTGGCTCTGGCTATACGTCAGCACCAACGGTGGCTATCAGCGGCGCCAACACCACTCCAGCTACTGCTACAGCTATCGTGCTCGGGAATACTGTCTCATCAATTGTGATGACAAACCCAGGAGCTGGTTACACAACAGCCAATGTGACTATTTCTGGTGGTGGCGCAACGGCTAATGCCACTGCTACAGCGGTAGTCAATACAGACCAAATTGTTTCTGTAGCAACCTTTTCAGGCCGTGTCTGGGTGGCCGCAGGTAGAACCGTCTATTACTCATCGGCAGACTCGTACAGCGACTTTACAAGCGTTTCTGCGGGGTCTTTAACTCTCAAAGACTCTACGTTGAACGGGAACATTCGGGCGTTGCTGTCTGCCAACAACTTTTTGTACATTTTTGGTGATACAAGTATCAACGTCTTTTCCGACGTTCGCGTTGATACAAACGGTCAGACGCTTTTTACCAATACCAACGTATCGGCAAGCGTAGGGACCAAGCGTATCTACGCTATTTTCCCGTTTTTCCGTTCTGTGTTGTTCATGAACGATTATGGGATCTATTCTCTTGTTGGTTCTACTACCAGCAAGTTGTCAGATCCTCTTGACGGAGTGTTTACATACATTGACTTCTCAAAACCAGTCACTGGTGGGCAAGTTCTACTAAATAACATTCTATGCGCGGCATTCAACTTCACTTACAACGACCCGGAAAGTGGAGCGAGACAGGTCCAAGCGGTGTTCTTCGAGAAGAAATGGTTTATCACATCCCAAGGCACGTTAAATTACATCACTTCCGTCCCTTTGTCAGGGATGATAAATGCCTACGGCGTAAGCGACCGAACTCTTTACAAGCTATACGCTAACAGCACAGCCAATATTTCCAGCATGGTGCAAACGGCGCTCATGCCTATGGGAGATCCTATCCGCACGAAACAAGCATTGAAGTTTGGCGTAGAATCAACCTTCAACAAAGGTGCAACAATCTACGTTACGGTTGATAGCGAACTAGGATCAAGTCCAGAGTATGCTTTGACAAACTTTGTCACTTGGACAAACAATGCAAGCAACGTAATTCCGTGGTCAAATAGCTCCAATACTATAATTAATTGGGTGAACGGTTACACCTACTATCTTTACAAGTCGGATGCGCAACAGTATGGCAAGTATTTGGGGTTGACAATTACAGGTAGCGCACCTGCTTACACTTACAACACGTTTGAATTTGAACACGAATTAAGAGTAAGGTTCTAAAATGCCAGTCGCATACCAATTTGCCAACGCAACAAATACAATACCGCTTTCTCAGTTAGATGCTAACTTTGCCAGCCCAATTACGCTTGGCAATACAAGCATTCAACTAGGAAATTCAGTTAGCACTCTGGGAAATTTGACGCTTGGTAACGTCACTATTACGAGCGGCAATATTGCGTTTGCCATTCCTGCTACCAGTGGCGGCACTGGCCTTGTTTCTCCTGGCTCGACTGGAAACGTGCTTACCAGTAATGGAACCGCGTGGATTTCTACTGGCGTTGCTCCAGGATCTGGCGTTACCGCACTGTCTTTTGGGTCAACTGGGTTAACTCCAAGTACATCTGTCGGAGGAAACGTAATTGTTGCAGGGACATTGTTAGCCGGTAGTGGTGGCACAGGACTGTCTTTTCCTGGGACGGCAGGCAATGTACTAACGTCCAACGGTACCACTTGGTCGTCTTCTGCTCCTGCTGGTGGTGGAAGTGCGCTGACATTGATTAGCACTCAAACCGCTAGTAATAGTGCTAGTTTGTCTTGGACAGGATTGAGTGGGTTTAGTAAATATTTACTAATAATTGAAAGTATTGTGCCGGTATCAATTAGTACGTTGCGCTTGCAATTCGGAACTGGAGTCGGTCCAACTTATATAACCAGCAACTACGAGATTGCTGTAATGTATCAATCCTCTAGTGGGTCTGGAACTCCGGGGGGGGTTGGGACTACAGCGGGAAATATAACTATATTTACTCAGGGTCTTGGAACATCTGGATCAAAAGGCAGCGGCGCGTCGGCTATTATTGAAGGAATGTCTAGCGGAAATTATACAACTATGAATTACCAATCTTTTGGTTGGAACGGTGGTTCTTATATCGCAGAGGCCGGGAGCGGGGTCCAAAATTCTAATACTAATGCTAAGACGGCAATACAAATATTTATGAGTTCTGGCAACATATCTTCTGGCTCTGCATCCCTATACGGAATATCTTCATAAGGACAAATGATGGCACTCAACGACCAAATCCAAGCCTATTTGTCCCAGAACAATATTGTCTGTTCTCCCGGTGACTACCAGACGGGTCAACCAGAAGGTCAACCAGACCAAGTGTTGGCGTGGAACACAGACAAACTAGGTACGCAGCCTACTCAAGATCAACTGGATGCTGCGTGGAATGCAAAGATTGCAGCGGACAACGCAGTAGCCTACAAAGCCAAGAGGGCTGCTGAGTATCCTGATTTCCGTGATTACCTAGACGGGATTGTCAAAGGTGATCAAGTTCAAGTACAGGCATACATAGATGCTTGTCTTGCCGTAAAAGCAAAGTACCCTAAAGGTTAAGTAGAAAATGGGAATTCAAGCCTTTACCCCTATGGGGAACACGATAACCTTTACGGCTACCGCTAGTTCTCCCACAACTTCCGTGCAAGCTGCGTCTACCACTCTTGGTGGCAACCAGTATCGCATCATCAACAGCGGTAACGTAACGGTGTTTATGGGGTACGGTCAGGCTAACGCGAGTGCTGTAGCAAACGCAGTAATAGTCACAAGTACTCAGTCATCTATCCCGCTACTGTCAGGCACAGACGAGATCTTGACATTCACGCCTAACGCTTACTTTGCTGGTATAACTAGCAGTGGTAATGCTGTGATATACATCACACCAGGAGATGGGGTCTAACATGGTTCTGAAGACTGTTTCTACTCTTGGCGGTGGCGGTGGCGGTGGTGGCACACCTGGGGGCAATAACACTCAAATCCAGTTCAACAATGCTGGAGCTTTTGGTGGTTCTGCCAACCTTACTTGGGATGGCACTAACGTACAAGTAGGGTCTAGTGGCTCAGTCAAGTTTTCTAACGGTGTTAGTAACTACGTTGCTTTCAAAGCACCAACTCTTATTTCATCTAATGTAACTTGGACTTTGCCGAATACGGACGGACTTCCTGACCAAGTATTAATTACTAATGGGTTTGGCGTTCTTTCTTGGGCCACTCCAACGTTAACCCCCAGCGCACCAACCAACAACACGTTACCAGTTGTCTCTGGCACGCCTACAGTTGGTGAAACGCTGCAAAGCACAACGGGAACGTGGTCCGGTTACCCAACACCCAATTATGCCTACCAATGGATTCGCGGTGCGTCTACTAACATCGGCACAAATTCACCGTCTTACCAATTAGTTGATGCGGACCTTGGCTCGACTGTCAAATGCAGAGTCACGGCAACTAACACAGCGGGTAGTGCCAGCGCAACGTCGGCTGCGACCGCAAATATTGCAGCAGGAGCGCCGCAAGCTCCGACAATTGGCACTGCAACAGCTGGCGATACTCAAGCAACCGTTACGTTTACCGCGCCTACTATTACTGGCGGGTCGCCTATTACTGGCTACACGGTGACATCTAGCCCCGGTGGGTTTACTTCTAGCGGCGTATCTCTTTCTCAAACTGTAACGGGTCTGACCAACGGAACGGCCTATACGTTTACCGTCACCGCTACTAACAGCGTCGGGACGGGACCGGCGAGCGCGGCTAGTAATAGCGTAACTCCAGCAATTCCAGTAGCCCCAACTTCTGTCGAATATTTGGTTATTGCTGGTGGTGGCGGCGGTGGCAACGGTGCTGTAGGCGTTTCAAATGGAGGAGGAGGCGGAGCAGGTGGATTCAGAACGTCTAATTCATTTTCCGTAACTTCTGGCACACCATATACCGTCACAGTCGGTGCTCAGGGACCGGCTCAAACATCGGGTAGTGATTCGGTTTTTTCAACAATCACATCAACAGGTGGTGGTCGCGGTGGTGGCGCACCCCCAAATAATGTTGGTGCTAGTGGAGGAAGCGGAGGTGGTGGTGCGGGCGGTGGACTTTCCGGTGGGGGTTCTGGTAATACACCGTCAACCAGCCCATCTCAAGGAAATAATGGCGGTAATAGCATTGCTGCTCCCTCATACGGTGGCGGTGGCGGTGGCGGCGCTGCGGGAGTTGGCTCGTCAGGCGCTACA